ATATAGGTAAAACCAGTAGATTACTAATAAGCCCCTGGTTTCTTTCCAATATTGTATTTTGGGGTTAATTCCCATTCGTCCTTCTCTTTATGTGACAGAATTTTAATCTGTGACAGAAAGATGGGAGGGGGTTCTTCAATTTGTTTTGCATTGACCAATTTTACCAAACCCCAATCACTTAGTAATTTAGCAATAGCGTTTCTACGAGATAAATCATTCTCTGATATATCTGTGGGTTTACCATCCAAGGCAAATAGTTCTTTGAAATGTACGATATAATATTGACCTTGCTTATGTAAAATATGGCAAGATTGGTATAGTATTCTGTCTTTTTTAGAAGCTACACCGATGCGTGTGAGAGTTTCACGAACCTTCAGAAAATCATCTCTTTCACCCAATGTAACCTCAACTAAATCGATAATTGAGATCATTACTTGTTCACTCCGCCTTTTGTTGTTTTTGCTTTTATTTCAGCGATTTGTTCATCATTAAGAATACGCAAAGCTTCTTTAGCTTTCTCATTGGAGTAACCAAAGTATTGTTTAACACACTCTATATTGTTATCAATCGATGTTTTCTGCCACGGTTGGAATTTCCGTTTCATCGACCTAATGGTATTTAGAAGATAAGAATATTGCATGTCCGGTTCGATTCCCGGATTCTTATTCATCTCATTAACATATAAAATGCAGTCCATATGATAGGACAAGGATCGATTAACTATAAAAGGCTTGTATTCTTTATAATCAATTTCATCACGAAAAACAGATTTTTTGGTTTGTAGTATGGATGGTAAGATTTCTTTGAATAAATCTGGCATCACTTAAACTCACAGTCCACCATGATTTCAGTCAAACAAGCCACCATATTGATTTCATGATCCGCCACAAAAGCCGATTGGTATTGATACTTGGCCAAGATGAGAACTAATTGTGGTACTGATTGAGGTTTTAATAATTCATACAAACCATCATACAATTTACGATAGATTTTGACTGGATCATTATCCAAGTTTGCAGTTACCCATTTACGAGTAGATGCAAAATCTTTTTCTTTTAATGATTTAACCAAAGAATCAAGTTGTATATCAGCAATATTAGAAAGAATACCTTTATCAATTGTACCTGAAACAGCATATCGCTGAAGTTCATTAAGAACTCTACGATTGTCCGGAAAGTGTTTGGTGATGACAGCGGCGACAACTTCTTTATCATATGTGACCTTTTCTTGTTCTAAAATCCATTCAACCCGCTTAAAAAAAGCAGCGGCCATCTTTGCTTTTGAACCATTAATTTTAAAATCAATAACTGAACACCGAGAGTGAATTGGATCAATAATACGATTTTTATAATTACAGGTAAAAATGAATGAACAGTTTGAGGAGAACTCCTCAATGGCACCACGCAATGCTGGTTGCGTTGAATTGGGATTTAGATAGTCTGCTTCATCAATGATAACAACTTTTCGGCCACCAGCGAGAGAAACCGAAGAAGCATAGTTTTTAATTTTAGTACGGAGAACATCAATACCAGATTCATCAGAACCATTGATAACAATATAATCACAACCAACTTCTTCACAGAGAGCTTTTGCAATTGTAGTCTTGCCAACACCGGCACTACCTGATAATAATAAATTCGGTATTTCTTTTCTAGCGACATAATCCATAAAGGTGGATTTGATTGCATCCGGTAGGATACAATCTTCCACTTTAGCTGGTCGATATTTCTCGACCCATAATAAATGTTCCATCAAAAACTCCCATAATATAATACTTCATAATTGGATTACTTAACTTCTGTAATACCTTCAAATAATGCTTCAAATTCTTTAAACTCTGCCACTTCTTCTTGCAACGATTGATTCATATACACTTTGGCCATACGCTTAATGAGTTTCTTGGGAATCTTTAAATTATCAAATGTAACATCAACAATTTCTTTAATCTGATTCTGCTTAACTTTAATACTGTTTTGGTAATCATTAATTTCTGTAATGGCGCCTTTCAATTCTTTGAGTTGCTTATCATCAAAAGTTCCAAACAATGTTTGTATTGTAGTCATTATTGTAAATTACTCTCCAATTTTAGTTTCTTTGGCTTCAAATGCGATCCAATATTGGATGTCATCTTTAGTATTTTGGAAATGTCCAATTCCTTTGAACGAAATCTGAACAGTATAGTTTCCAGGAATAAGTTTAATATTTTCAGTTTTAAATACAATCTTATAAACCTTACCATCACCTTCACCAACTTCAGTTGAATTGCTGCTTTGAGAATTATCAACAGCATCAAAGGTAACAATATTAATAGTTTCACCATCAGATTCTACGGCAATATGTGGAGAAGATAACACAGAAGCGGTTTTCATTGTCCATTCATAATCTTCTGCTGTTAAATTGAAAGTACAATCAACCGAAGGAAGTGTAATTTCTTTTTCTGGTGGAGTAACAATCATTTCTTTGGCAGTCATGCGATAGTTTGTTTTACGCTTGCCGCTTTTGAAAATTACATCAGAACTATTAAATTCCAATTCAGCAGAATCTTTAAATAAAGAATTTACTGATAGAAATTGGTTTAAATCATAGATACAAAAATCTTGTGGAAAATCATCTTTTAGATTTGCTTGAGCCAAAACAGTTTTACCAGAAGATACTGTGGTAAGTTTGGTACCTTTTTTGAATTGAATACCTTGATTGATACTTGAAAAATTCTTTAACACGGTTAGTGTTTCATTTGATAGCTTCATTTACTTCTCCATTATGTAAAGATTATTTTACTTCTTTAGAATACATTATATCATGTTCATACAGGAACATCAAGCAGCACATTGCATGTGCCAAGTGATGTATACCAGATTCGGGATCAATTTGTTCCCCTTGTTTCCAAGACCATACATGCCTTTGTAGAGCATCAAAATATCTACGCTTAGCATCTGGTACTTTTTGCCAATTATCTCTTTCATACTTCTGAGCACCAAAAGTTAATACCTTTACAGTTTCTTCTAGTGCTAATGGTGGTAACAAACCATACTCTAATTTGCCACCATCAAATTTACGACCTTTTATTTCTTGTGGTGCCATCGATGCATCTTCATAACCAGGATGATATGGTGCTTCACTAACCAATCTTGCAGCATCAGTATCAAAATTATTATTCAACCAATTTTTGATCTTTGCTTCTTCAGGTGACATTACATTTCTCCAACATAATTAGCAACAGCTGGCATATCTCCTTGGAAGTGATATGTACCAATATGTGAAGTTTTCATCCATGGACAAAGGAAGATTTCTCCACCAATTTTACGCCACATCTGACAGAACATATAATCTTCCGAAAGATAACGATCAGAACCACCGCCAGTAATAGATTCTTTGGTATCAATAACTGTATCAAAGAAAGCATGAATATAACGAGAACCATCAAAGTTTGCCTGGCCTACATGGTCAGGTTTATATTTAATTGAAGGATAAGCTTCTGTCATTTTAGTAAATACTTCACGCTTAATCATCATGTAACCTGTTCCAATTTCCAAAACGGATAAAGGTTCTGTTACTGAAAATTGTGCTGTACCTTTAACTGGATTAAAAACATAATCTCCAGTAACTTTTTCTAATTCGCCAGCTTCCAAATTAGGATTCTTTTCAATAGCTTTCTTAACTGCTTTCCATTTAATTGCTTTTTTGGGATAAGGACCACCAACAACTTCTCGGTCAATGGCTAGTAATGCAATTACATCTTGTGGATTAAAATGAACATCCGAATCGATAAACAACATATGTGTACAATCCGAACGATGAATAAATTCGTCCACGAGATAATTTCGTGCACGAGTAATTAGTGACTCATTAAACAAGAATGAGAATTTGATTTGTATGCCATATTGCATACACATACCTTGTAAATCAAGGCAGGCCTTCATGTATAATCCGTGGTTCATACCGCCATACATGGGTGTTGCAACAAACAGACTTTTGGTTTGTAAATCTTCTTTTTTAATTGATATTTCCATTTGCGCTCCAATAATATAAAAAAAAGGAGATCACCTTTCGGTGAACTCCCACATTACGACCAAATTAGGCAGTAAAAGAATAACCAGATTTCAAAGCAGCTTGAACCAAAGCTTTGGAAGGTGTTCCAAGGCGATAGTAACTAACTTTAGTACCATCAGAACCAACACGAGTGTTAGTATAGATGCAATTGCCTTCTTGACGCAATTCATCGATACGAGCAGAAACATTGGTGATGCCGAAACGGCGTTGAGCTTGCTTGGTTGTAAAAGTGTTGTAGCCTTCAGTTTGTTTCAAAGCGGCCAACATCTTTTCTTTAGCAGATAATTTCATTGTAATACTCCATAGTAAGTTAAAAATAAATCCTTGCCTTAAGCAAGTTCACACAGTATATCATTTATATATGTGTATTGTCAAGCGTTTATCGACCAACTTGTGGTAAATATTTCGCTTTGGTATCTTCCCATGACAAATAGATTAAATCGTCATAGAAAAGAGTTTCATATGAAACAGTATTCTTTTTTTGTAATTGCCGAATACGGCCTTTGGCGTACTTTGTTTTCCATATTTCGGATAATGCTTCTTCCGAGGTATCGAATGACTTTACCAAATCGGCATCCGTAATTTCTTTACGGAGATATTCATTGGTATTATCATAAAGTGAAGCAAAATAAATTCCACGCTGATGTTCGGTACGAATGAGTTGTTTTGGTATACCAAGTTTAGGATAGGCAAAGTTTAATGAACGATTCTTATGATCTCGTTTAAGTGGAAGACCTTGTTGATTTTTAGCTGCCCACCATTCAAAATATTTACGAGGTTCAGTTTCTTTAATCCAATCGAATAACATGGATTTGGTTGCTCGTGATGGTTCAAATGCCACAGATCCTGAGGAGAAACCCATAGGATTCCAATGTTCAAGTCCATCATATTGAGATAATCCTCCAACTTTAGTTTTGCCATATAATGAAGTTGTGGTTACACCGACAAGAACATCACCATATCTTTCTTTCCAATCTTTTTGAACTGTATCAGCAAGACAAAGTAAGGCAAGTAACTTTCCACCCATGTAATTCCAACCGAGTGGTTGTAGTGGAACGATTGTAGAACCGATGGCGGTGTGGTTAATCATTCCTTGTTGTGTCTTAACATCTCTAGCCCATCCAATCGCCTTATCTCTTGGAGTCAAGTCCAGAAAGTCTGAGGAGATACAGATAACACCAAGATATTTTCCAGTAACTTCATCTTCTACTGTATAAAATAGGTTGCGACCAATGTTAGAATTATTTTTCATTGTGGAAGTAAATGTACGAATGGCATTCCATGTTTCTGCCAATTCACCATTGTGTAACTTCATTACCGGTTTTAATTTTTCATAATCATCCGGTTCGGTTGGCATCCAAAAGTTTGCCTTAACTCTATCAACTAATTTCTTCTGTTCGGGATCAACCATCTGAACTTCCGATCCCCATAATGTAGATACATCTTCAACGGGATATCTTTCTTTTACTTCACACCATTTTTGATATAAAGTATATTCACGGACATCCATTTGGGAAGCATAAGTTAAATCTTTAATAACAATTTCGGTAAGTTCTTCTTTATCGATATGTTTAAAGGAAGAAACAGGATTATTCTTCTGCCATTCTACCCATTGTTTATCTACAAATTCAATTGGTGTTGCCATTATCTTAGTTTTAATTTCTTCAAAATTTTATTTCGTTTGGACATACCAGATTGTAATGCCATTGGTTTTACTTTATCAGTATACACTATTCCATTCTGGTGGTCAAGCTCGTGTTGAAAACATCGTGCAGATATACCAGATAATGTGGTACCTTTCCATTCTCCATTATAATCCTGATAACGAACTCCAATTTCTTCCGGTCTTGTAATTCTTAATCCTAAAAATGGAAAAGATAAACATCCTTCAATCATATGTACTTCTTTTTTCGAAATATTAATTATCTCCGGATTAAAAAATGCCACAAAATTATCTTCCCAACCCATAACAAATACACGATATGGAAATCCACATTGATTGGCGGATAACCCAATACCATGATTAAGTTTACAAGTTTCCACTAATGTGGAAGCAAACTCATTTGGATTTACTGGTGGATTATTGAAATCAAATTCCGGCATTACCTGTTTTAATATTGGATTATCTTCAGCAATCAAATTAAATACTTTAGGTTGTGCTGGTGTTACAGGAACACTTTTTATAAGTTCTTCGGTATTATAGTTAAAAATTTCACTCATTTTGCCACCCTACTAAAATTATTATGTTTCTCAAATTTAATTATTGACCTGAACTTATCAAACAATTGGTCACCTTTATGACTAATAACAAATATGTTTGTATCGGATCCCATTTCATGAATTAACTTCAAGAATTCTTCTGTACCAACACCATCTAATGATGAATCAAAAACCTCATCAAGAATCAACAAGTTGGTATTTGTTGAATTTTTTAACTTAGCAATCTGGCGCCATGTAAACAATAGTGCCAAGTCAATACGCATCTTTTCACCTTCTGAAAAATTGGCATAACCAAATTCATCACGGTGCCTCGATTTGATTGTTTCTTCAAAATTCTCATTAATATTAAAATTTACAAAGAAATCCATGGCAGTCAAATACTTGTTAATTAACTTATTCATGATAGGTAAATATTGGCGAATAATCTTTGTTTTAATACCTGTATCTTTTAACAAAGCCCCTGCAAATTCATAATATTGTTTTTCTATTGCCAATTCTTCTTGTCTTTTAACCAAGACTCCAAGTTCTTCTTTAAGTTCTCGGAGTTTTGCATTATCGACTTCAAGTGTGTCCTTGTGTGCAGACAAAACTTCAATTTCTTTTTGGAGTTTATTAATGAAAGAATGTACTGCTGATATGGTTGAAGTGTGTTTGACAATTTCATTATTATGACCGGAGATGTGTTTAATAATCTCATGTATTTCTTCTATTCGTTTGTTTGCTTTAGTAATCTCCGTTGAGATTTCCGTAAGACCTTCCTGTTGAGTAACGACTTTGGATTTTCTTTCATTAACTTGTTCTGATTTAAATTCTCCTGCAATGGTTTGTTTACAGGTGGGGCAATTGTCGTGTTCTTCATAAAAAGCAATATCCTTTTCATTTTTCTTAATGTTGGTTTCAATCTTGGATTCTAACTGTAACAACTTTTTACTTTTCTTTTCCACGGAAAGTTTATCTTCAATTTTTTTCTGAAGAACATCAATATGTTTTTGAATTAATTCAATATCTCTTTGTAATGTAAATGTTTGGTCTATACTTGTGGCAACTTCTTTCTTTTTCTTTTCAATTTCCTCATCATTTCGACTTTTGTGATCCTCGATGCTTTGTTTTTGAAATCCAATTCTTTCGGAAGTAAGAGCCATTTCATGTTTAGATTTTTGTGTGGCATCTTTAATTATGGACATTTTATCTTTAACAAGAACATTCATTGAGGAGAAAATGCCAATGTCTAATAAATCTTCAATGATTGCACGCCTGTCTGCAGGAGTTAATTGCATAAACGGAACAAATGAAGCCGAACCCAATATAACCACTTGAGTAAATGATTTAAAATTAAGTTTAAGTATATTCTTTTCTAATACTTCCTGATAATCACGGGACGCAGCATCCTGATTCATCAACACATCATTACAATAGATTTCAAAAGTATTTGGTTTAATACCTCGGATTACTTTATATTGTTTTTTGCCCATTGAAAACTCAATCTCCACCAAACATTCTTTTAGATTGATGGAGTTGAGTAATTGTGGCTTATTAATTTTACGAAATGGTTTACCAAAAAGACCAAAACACAAGGCATCCAATATAGTGGATTTACCAGCACCATTGTTACCAATAATGAGTGTATTTGGTGATTTGGTAAAATTGATTTCTGTAAAACTATTGCCGGTGGATAAGAAGTTTTTCCATCGGACTTTTTCAAAGATAATCATTAAGCCACAGGTGGTAC